ATTACCTCGCACCATGCGGTAGGCGTACGCCCAATCGTCAAACGTGCCCTCATCGATCGGCTCGATTAGCTCGTGAAATTCAGCCGCGAAGGCTGCGAGTAGTGGCCCCACACTCTCAGCACATCGCAGCTTACGATCCGTACCCTTTACGGGGTAGGACTTTATTTTAATCTCGTCCGGATCTTTCGAAGCCGGATATCCGTTATAACTTTGTAAAATTGTGCTCGGCATTTAAGCACTCCCATCTACACGTGCTCTCAATCAAAGTAGCCTCGTCGTGACATTTAGGCAAAATAAAAGCATCGCGCGCTTCATCATAGGTAAAACCGATACCGGCATAATTTTTACGTATAGTGCCGTTGTAGCTTGTCTGTTTCCAAACTCCGCCGCCTGCCCACTCGGTAGCCCACGCCTCTACGTTCGGCTCGTAATCATTGTGTACAACAATTACGCGTAAGACTTTATTATTCGCGTCTAATTCTGCTACGTGTGCCATTAGAAAGTAATACTCCCGGATCCTGTAAATTTATAGATGTTGTATCCACCTGAAGTAGTAATCGTCGGTGAGCCCGTAGTTGCATCGGCTAAAGCAAAACTATCCGGATAGCGAATAATTACAATACCTGAGCCTCCTGCGCCTGAGTTTACGCCAAACCATGAGCCGCCGCCGCCTCCGCCTGTATTAGTTGCCCCGGCAGTAGGTAAAACTATGTTATTACCTTTTCCACCATTACCGCCGACCCCTGATCCGCCGTTACCCGAAACCGCAGGAGGATCTTGTGCAGATCCGCCGCCTCCACCGGCGTAAAATAAAGATGATCCTGAATAATTACTAGATGTACCTGCTCCACCGTCGCCGCCTGTAGCTACCGCACCCGGAGCGGTACCGGCCGATCCGGTGGCAGACGAGCCGCCTCCGCCTCCGCCGCCGGAGCCGCTTACTGTTGCACCGCCTGCGCTACCTTGTCCGCTTGTACCTGCACCACCTGCGCCGTTACCTAAACCGCCGCCTCCTCCACCGGAGCCGCCTGTACTACCTGTACCTCCGTTACCCGATCCGCCGCCTCCACCGGTTGAGGTTATAGAGCTAAATACGGAGTCATTACCATTATTACCTTGCCCACCGCTACCAGCACCTCCGCCGCCTACCGTTACGGTTATTGGCGATCCTGAGCTAACTGCAAAACCTGTAGCGGTACGTAAACCTCCAGCACCTCCGCCGCCGCCGGCAAAAAATCCGCCAGATGCTCCACCGGCTACGACTAAATAATCGACCGACGATGGTTTAGGTTTTGCTCCACCTGCTAATAATCCAGCTATGGTATTTAACATTATGCAATAGCTCCCACGATGTACCAAGCGTTAGCGGCCGTTTTTATACAAGCTGCGGTTTTATAACGAGCTAATATGGGAGCGGCGGCCGTAGCTCCTGCACTCAAAATAGTTGTAGTACCGCTTGTAACCGCCGAGATGGTGCAATCTCCGACACCTTTATTTAACACGGTAATTACCGTACCTACGGCAAAGTCTACGCTCGCATCCGTAGGGATCTTAAACGCTACCGCCGTGCCTTTATTCATAGGTATAAGTGTTTGGTATTGATCGGCCAATACCGCCGTGTAATCGTTTGTTTTGTCTGCGGCAACGTCAAAAGCGGTGAGAGAGTTCATGTCCCCGGCCGTCAAAACCTCACCGGTTACAAATGGAAAGCTAGTAGCCATGTTTTTCTCCTTAGTAAGCCAGTACGGAGGTATCGAGCACTCCATATAGTGATGAGTCTAATATAAAGCCGTCGATAATAGGCTCTAGTGTTGTAAATGTCGTTTTCCATGAGTTAGGCGTAACGCGGTGTACTACGCCAAAGACTTGTAAAGTCTGTTGCAGGGTCGAGCCACCGGGTTGATTAGTCGTAACCTCTACCGGGTCAAAAAAATCTAAACTAAGAGCGGCCAAGATGCCATCGTTATAATCGTCCATATATAAATCAAGCTCTACCGCATCGCATCGAGTCTGCGTATCTTTACGGCTTGCTACGTAGGCACGTGCGTAATCGAGCGCGGCTTGGTCTGTGTCCATCACAAGGTCAGTTTGGTTATATGAGTGCACAAAGTACTCATCGATAGAGTCTTGATCCTGCGCGAGCTGAGCCGTACCGCCGATCTTGGTGATAGAGGCAGAGTTATAAACCTGAGTATCATCTAAACGCCATACGGCGTTAAAGTAATTTATATCCGTGCCATTGTCATTAAATTTAGTTACCGGAAAAGCCTGCGACTCTATACAAAAGGCTCGATCGTTTAACTCTACGGATCCTCGGGCGTTAATATAGATAGCGCCATATTCCGAGATGGTTGCCGTTTGTAGTGCAGCTAAAGCGGTGCGAGGGTTGCCCGGGTCTGCCTGAAAGATGGTCGAGCCGTATTGGATTTCGCGCATTGATGGAGGCCAAGCGATCTCGTCGAGGATAGCGTTTACACGCTCGCCGGGTAGGTCACCGGCCGAGGCTAAAGTAATAGTAGAGACTTGGCTATTTTGGAAAAGTCTAAAAGCATCGACCGCAGTTATAGTTGTATAAACTACATCGGTAGCCATCTTAGGCGTAGTAGTTGTATAGCTAGTAATAAAGCCGCTAAACATCGGATACTCGATACCGGCATAAGTGCCCGTAATCTGTACCTTACGCATCGGAGTAAGTAAGCCGTAATAAGGCCCGGCGGCATTTTGAGGATTAAAGTCGCCATTTTGATCGACGATACGCAGCGTTAGCGTACCTGTTTGGAATACATCGGCCTGCGCGTTACGGCCTCGCATAGTAGTTACGCCGTCCACTTGATTAGATACGTCCACGATTAAAGCCGCTGAGTCTGCTAATACGTTTGTACCTAAAATACCGCTATCTAGGATCATCGCTTGTGCAAAAGCCGGACCCGTAGAAAAGTTAATAACCGCGTTAATTGTAGGGACGGTCATAGAGCACCGGCAACGGTTAGAGGATCTCCACCTCGATTAAGTTTTTGGATCGTATCTTGTAGCAAGGTAGCAAACTCGTCCGGTTGAGCTATAACCCCTGTATTAAAATTAAGGTTATAAGTCGCCGCCGCTTGAGCTGCGTAACGTGCTCCACTTGCCGCGGCAGACATTGATAAACCTGAGGCTATACCCTGTGTGAAAGATCCTTGAGCTATTGCATCGGTAAGGGATACCTTTGCTAAAGATGCGGCGTATTCCGCCTCTGCTCTAGCTTGGTAATTAGCACCTCGCACGGCACTAGATATATCTGCACCATCGGTTAAAGCCTTAAAAAATTGATCTGTGACCATTTCGGAGGCAAAATTTACATCCTCTACTAATTTAGCAATTACCGGATTATTAACGGTAAAATCTTTAGTGTTTTTTGGAATTGTATAAACGGCTGCCGAGCTGCCGCCGCCGCCTCCGCCTCCGCCGCCCGTGCCTGTTGATCCCACCGTGCCGAGTAGTCTTATGTAATCTTGTAAAGCCTTAAGCCGCGCATCGTCCGCCTTTTTTTGTGCATCACTTATTCGGCTAATCATGCTTAGCTCCTCAGACTCGCGGAGCTTTGTAAGAGTCGTTGCCGCGTTAGAGGTTTTACTTAAAGATGCAAGGCGAGCGATCTCGGTTAGTTGGATCTGTACGCGCTCGCTATAACTTTCTTTAGCCGCTAACTCGCCGGCTGCCGTTAAAGCTGCATTATATTTACCAAAAGCAATCTGCCGAGCGGCCTCTTTATCGGCTTCGGCCATCTTGCTATCGTTAATACCCTTTAACTCGGTTAGTAATTGAGTGTTAAGAGCTGAAAGAGTTGCCTCGCTAACCTGAGTAATACCGGCTAGTTTTGCCATGTCCGCATTTTTTTGCAAGGCCGCTAACTCGTTAATTTTCTTGAGTGCGAGGTCGCCGTTATCCTCCTCGATAGCCTGTAAAGCCTCAAGGCGTAAGATCGTTTCCTTGTCGTAGGTAGCCCGTAGAGCTGCAGCGATAGAGATGCGGTTAGTGTCAAACACCGCCGCAGCCTTTGATAACGAAAGTTTATTTTTCTCTGCTAGAGCGCTTTTCTTTTGTAGGGCTAATAACTCTTTTTGGCGTTTAGCTGCCGCCGCCTCTGCCGCGGCTCTAGCCTTAGCGGCTTTAACCCCTGAGTCGGTCGAGCCCGAAATAGTCATAGGGGTTGTAAAAGGCTTAGGCTTTAGTCTATCTTCCTTGCCTAGATTTTTTATAAACTTGAGATAGGAAATATTATAAACGTACTCCCAATCTTTAGAGTCAAAACCCGGGATAGATTTTAATTTTGCAGCTAGGACTCCAATACCTCTAATAACATCGGCGGTATTTTCGGCGGCCGTTTCCATGTTTTTAGCTAAAGTTGCTATGGAGTCATCGTCTCCTAGTTTAGATAGAGCATCTACTAAACCCGTACCTATAATTTCTTGAGCGTTTCCTGCCGCCTCTTTAAGTACGCGCATCTTGCCGGCGTAAGTCTCAAGCTCTGCGGTACCTGCCCCGGCAAAAGTCTTAGTTAATAATGTAACTGCATCATTAAAATCTAAAGTAGATAATTCGCTCTGACTAAGGCCTAAATTATATTTTCTAAGTCCTTTAGTGTTGCCCACGTAGAGCGCTGCAAGATCCTGATTTACGGTAAGTAAATCTTGGCCCGACCCGGCGGCTACATCTAGAGATAGGTTTAATAGATCCTGCGCTTTAGTAGTAGATCCGGTTGCGGTGATTAACTTTTGGAAAGCCTCGCGTAATACCTCGCCCTCGTAGCCAAACTTGGCCGATATATCGCCGAGTTTCTTTTCGATGATATCGGTATCGAAAGCTAACCCTAAATTTTTTAATACTAACTCAAGGCGCTTGGCTGACTTTTCATTTTCTGCAAAAGCCTTAACGGCATTTTTACCGTATGAGAGCATGGCTGCGGCACTAAAAGTAACGGCAAAAGTCTTAGCAAGGGTCTTAACCTTTTTGCCTAGTTTGTCTGAGGCCGTCTCGGCTTGCTTAAAACCTTTACCGTCTAGCTTAGAGCCAATATTAATTACAGGTAATACCATTATGCGGCCCTACTTAATTTACCTTTAGATATGATCGCGTTAAAAGCTTTAGTAGTTTTATCGATAGCCGTACGAGCTGCGCCCTCGGCTTTTCCTTGATCTTGAGCCCAAGCCTTAAAGATTAAACGCCCTCGGCCTTTAAGGCTGCTCGTTAGCTCGGGTAGATTTTCGATAAATGTAGCACCGGCTTTAGGATTTACGGATCGGCTTACTTTCTTACTAGCGCCTCCGGCTTTAGGTCCTACCCACGGCTGAGGACCATTACGGCCGGCGGTTTCATAGATAGCACCGGCGGCAGATTTATTAGTGATAGTTGCCATCGAGCTAAAGCCGTAAGGATTTATTTTACTTGGAGAGGTTGAGTAAACGATCCCGGACTTAATTGTACTAGCGCTATAAAATGGAAATCTAGCCTCGCTGAAAGATCGAGGTGCCCAGCCGGACATAGGTGCCTCAGCAGGTACAAAGCCTCGAGCCTTAGCTACTACGGGTTTCATAGCAGCGGCTAAATCTTTTTTTAGTTGCTTTTCGAGATCCGGAGCAAAAGCGCGTAGAGCTTTACGTAGATCAACGTTTCCGCGTATTTCTATGGTTGGCATTTTTAGCCTCCTCCGCTTGCTCGTTTAATACTTTAACTAACATCTTAAACATCTCAGGATCGAGATCTAGTATCGCTTGAGGCGCGACCCCTAACCGTATTGATAGCTGAGCTACCAAGTGAGTTAGAGTGCCGCGCCCTAGCTTAAAGGCTCGTCGTCTAGTACCTCGACCTTTTTAAGAGTATCTAAAAACTCGGCTCCAAACATCGGTACGGTTTCGCCGGATGTACGTAAGCATTCCCACGCTAACCAATATACGTCGCTCTGTTTCTCGTCATCTCTAAAAGCTTTGTGAAAGCCTTTTTTTGCATATAACTCAAAGGCGTACTCAATTCGCGGCGAGATTTGATGCTCGCTTACCTCACCGGTAGCTTTTGTTATTTTGAGTCGTGCCATTTGTTTAGCCCCTTTTCTTTGTTATCAGCTAGTAGTAATTACGATTGGTGAGTTACAAGTAAATGTAATGCTCTGTGTACCGATATCTCCGACCGCGCCGTTAATATCTGTAGTGTTATTTACTAGGATAGTCGTAGCGTACTGAGGGTTAGTAGCTGAGGTAACCGCGCTAGTTTGCTTTAGCGTGATTGGTACCGTTGTACCCCACGCCGCTTGCAGCGTAGCGTTTACGTTAGCCGCTGCGGTATCGCTCAAAAAGTCTAAAGATATCGTAGACGTTTCTAGGCCCTTCGTAAACTTACGTGATGAGTCGCCCATCGCAGTAACCTCGAGTTCTTCAAAAACCCGGTTAATTGTGGCGCTCGTAACATGGTCTGAGAGTGCAACCGAGTTAAGGGTTACGACTACTCCATTTGATAGAAATACGGCCATCGCCTATTCCTCGCTTTTCTCTGTAGTAGGTGTGTGTGTTTTTGTTTCTTTTTTTGGTGCTTCGGTGATCTGCCCTATCTTGATAAGAAAGGCGATATCTTCATCGGTTAGGCTCATGCTTAACTCCACTCGGTTAGTATTGAGATAGTTATATCGGTAGTTAGTAAATCGCCGCTTTGTACCGTTAAAACACTTGGCGCACTTACCGCCCCAATATTCATAACGATTGGCGAAGCTGCTAACTTTTGGAATACGGCGCAAACCATCGACTCGATGCCTTGTAGGTTGCCTTGATTGTCGTACATAGGCACATTACAAATAATGCGAAAGGATGCCATCGGCGAGATATTGGCGTAATCATTATTAGTCGGTGTTATGTATGGATCGGCCGGTGACACGATTACGCTATTAGCGGTAATAGTTGCAGGCGGAAAACTATAGGTATTCCAAACGTTTGTATTAGCAAGGGCCGCAGCTAGTGAGGCGCGTAAAGTCGTAATAGGTGCCGGCATTATCCGACCATCGCATTAGGGTTTGTGTATCCGGCAATAAGGCCGCGGATCTTGCCGATCATTGAGTTACCCATACGGTAAGGGCTCGGGCTAAAGCCGTCGATCGATACGCCGCCGGTTTGGCTGACCTGACGGGCTTGGAAAATGTCCACGGCCAAGATCATCGCGGCTTCGCGTACGGCCGGAGTCGTTGCGTATGAGTTTGTCTTTGTATCCGCGCCTATGGCTTGGCCATAAGGTAGTACGCGCGTAAAATTAGCGTTGGCGGCGGTCTTAGCAAACTGTATAAAGCTATAACCGTTTGGCCAATTAAAAGCCATATTATTAAATGCTATTGATGGAAATTGCGTAGTAGTGC